CCCATAAACGTTGTAAGCATGTTTAGCAAATTGCTACCGGTATCATTTGGGTTCTCAATATCAAGCGATTTTGTTCCCAAGAAAGTCTCTGTTAAATCTTGTATCCATTTGACCGTACCATCCTTGTGCTTATCAATGAATACTTTGAGTGCAGGAGAAATTGAGAAATACGCGATAGCATAATTTGTTATAGCTAGAATTACAACACTTATAAGAATACTAATACCCATTTTATACATAGGATTTGTTGATCCAGAATTGAACCATCCAAGTGTTGATTCGCCCATTTCTAACATAGCATCTTCATATTCATCTTTATTTTTGAATATAGTTGAGAATAAGCCACTAGCTTTTACTCCAAACCAAGTCAATAATAATTCTATACCTCCAATTACTAAGTATGCTAATATACCAGCTTGTATAGCACTATGTTTTGCAGTACATCTCTTATAATACTCAGTATACTTGAATCTTGCCATTTTTGGTGATTCTTTTTCTTTGAAAATTGGAGGAGGTAACTTTGGAGTTCTTGCATATAATCGATCGCATTTCATTTTCCAATGACTTGAAGATTCATAGTAATCCTTTGAATCCAATTGTGATAGTGCAGTTTCTTCATTGTAAAATTCATATTCAGGAATATCAGTTGGTCTATATAATCTAACTTGAGAAGATGTTGAGATTGTTTTGGGTATTGTATACGTTGAATTGATGATTGGTGTATTTACTTTTTTTGGAGCAACATTTTCAACTGGAGACGGTTGAATAATAGGAACAGGTTGAACAGTTACTGGAATCTGTTGTACATTATTAATTGGAGTTGGAACAATAGATACATCCACATCATCATCTGAATCATTATCTGATTCCTCATATAATGCTGTCGACGGTTGTGTGAATGTATGAATATCTACATCAGAATCAGAATCATCGTCAACAATGGCAATCTTATTAGTAATAACAGTGGTATCATCATCAGAATCATCATCATCATCAGAATCTTTTGAAGATGCTATGATTGTATTGTTCATAAGAGGTGATTTTGGTTTATATATAGAAGGAATTGGAACACTGTCGATAAGTGTACCATTCATAACAATTGGTGTATCATCTTTTGGAGACATAGGTCTATTTACGAAAGATAGATGATTTTCGTTAGCAGAATTATCGAATGATGGTAGAGGAGGTATGATGATATTCTTTCTTCTTCCTTTATATGCAATAGGAGGTTTCCTTAAATCAGATGCCCCGCTCATTTCTTTTACATTCTCTTTATCCGTTATCTTAAATAATCTTATTATTTATGAAAAAAATTTTTGACTCTTTTCTATTAAAATAAAGATAGGATTACTTATAAAATGGCAAAAAAAGCTAAAGAAGCATTTGTAGGTAAATCTATTGAAACATTAAGCCCATCTAACATCAAAGGTATCGATGGGGATATTATTGAAGTAGAAGTACTCACATCACCTCGTAGAACGTTAACAACATCATCGTTATCAGATGATAAGGAAATTGTGGTTGTTCCAACTATGGCTAAGAAAGTTTGGAGTGCACGTAAGGTATGGATTTTAGCAGTAGTTGTATTTTTATTAGCATTCGGGATCACTGCTGGTACTTTGGCAGCTGTAAACCCTACAGTAGTTCAACAGATAAATGAGATAGGCAATCCTACGGGTACAATTGATCTAAATAAAGTATTTGGTATCGCAAGTGTAATTGGAATTTCTGTATTAGTTATTTATTTATTGGTGATATTAAGTAAGGTACCAAAACCCAATTCATCGTTGTTATCTACAGAAGCTATCCCAGAATTATCAGAAGTGCCGTCATCGTCAGTAGCAGTTGTATAATATTCGCGATTTATGTATTAATATACATAAAATAAATAAAAATATTATATAAAATGTTTGAATTTACGGAACATTCGAAAGGTATTATATACGAATGGCTGTTCGAATATAATAATGAGGTTGTTGTTGAATTGAAGAAAAATAAACAAGGTCAATATGAGATAGCTAATATATTATCAGATGATAATAGAAGCTCACAATCATGTAGACCTAGTAATATCGAAATTAAACAATTAATGATGCATACTCATCCCAAAAGTTGTTATATTAAAAATGACGTTAAGTATGGATTTCCAAGTGGTACTGATTTCAAAACTATTCTAGAAAATGATCTTCGCGAACATTTTGTGTTATCGTTAGAAGGCATGTATTATATTCATTGTCCGTCCGAATCATCTAAAAAATATAAGGCTAAATCTAGTAAAGAAAAAAAACAAATTATAGCAGAGCATGATTTTCCCGGAGATGTAGGGTCAATTCATTCATTTTTAAAAAAAGTTAATAGTTTTGGATATATCACATGCATTTTGATTCCTCATGGACATTTCTAATTAAAATTGAATTTAATATAATTTATTAATTATAAATTATAATCAACTATGGATAAATGTGTGTGTTCCAATAATGCTGAGCATGTGCTACCATGCTATCATAAGATATGTGATATTTGTCTAAATGATATAATGAATACTAACGACTATAAATTAGTATGTAATTATCCACAATGTGATACTTCATTTGAACGTGAAGAAGTAATGTTATTTACAACTACCAATGATTATAATACACATTCAATAGATATATGTCCTATTCATAATGAGGAATATACCAGTATATGTGAATGTGATAGCGTTTATTGTAAAAAATGTGACTCTATATGCGACAAGTCACATCATATACATCCTCTAGGATATTTCAAGAAACAAGTATTAATGCAAATGAAAGAACTTTTAAATAAATTAAATAATAAAATTAAAGGATTAAAATGTATAATAGAAATTATGAATGATTATAAATCAATTATAAAAAAAATAGATGATATAATAGATACGATTTTAATTGATATTAGTCATATTTACAATTTTAATAAATCTATTAATGATTTACCAATTTCTCAAATAATAAAAAGAAAAAATAAATTATTAAATAATATTATTACTATATCAGAATTTGTATCAAATGATATAGAGAATACAGATAAAGATTTAATTAAAATTGTTAATAATATCATCAAAAATGACGGAGATATTCATGCTAGTAGTAATAAGGTGCTTGAGTTGGCATCTAAGAATGGTCGTTTAACTATTATTGAAAATATGATAAAATATGGTGCAGATGTTCATGTTAACAATGATCATACACTTCTCCATGCATCTGGGTGCGGTCATTTGGATATTGTTGAATATCTTCTATCTTGTGGTGGTGCAGATATTCATGCAAAGAACGAAGCACTTAGATTGGCATCATGTAATGGTTATATAGACATTGTTAAATGTCTTATATCTCACGGAACAAATGTTAATGCTAAAGATAGTGGAGCACTTCGAGCAGCATCTCATAATGGTCATATAGACATTGTTAAATGTCTTATATCCCACGGATCCAATATTCATACTCAGAATGAGTATGGACTTCGTTATGCATCTCAAAATGGTCATTTGGCTGTTGTTGAGCTTCTTCTATCAATTAGAGCCACCAATATTAATGCTAACAATAGTTATGCATTTCGACATGCATCTGAGAATGGTCATTTAGCTATTGTTAAATATCTCGTATCCCATGGAGCCGATGTTCATGCTAATAATGATAAAGCACTTCGCGATGCATCTATTAATGGTCATACAGAAGTTGTTGAATATCTTACCAATATATAAATAATATTTTATATATTATTTATTATTACAATTATATAGTTGTAATATATTTTATACCTATAGATTTTCCGTATTCTCCTGTGCCCTCACATATCTTTTTCCAATTGTCTTGATTCATTTCTAATATTTCTCTTGTTTTTGGAACTCTGAAATCGTTTATATTAACATTCAATCCTATCATTTCTAATTGTTTGAATAATCTAAATTGAGTGCTAATTGGTTCTAATCCCATCTCTTGTCCGATTTTATGTGTAATGTCAAAATGAAGATCTAAAATATGATCTAAATGACTAATATCTGGTAATGATGATCCGCAATATTTATGCATAATTAAATAAATATGTTCATATAGTGGATATCCTATATATGATAAAGCATGAAACATTACATCTCTTGATAGAGAGAGATTTTTATTTTGTTTGATATCACTTCCTATTGGAAGATTATGCATTCTAAAGTAATCATCTAATTTATTGAAAATATCAGAAGGGAATTTATCCTTTTGACGTCCTTCATATCTCATTCGTGCTTTCATGAAATTATCCTTTTCCTCATTATCATATCTATTTACTTTGGGAGGAGGTAGTTCCAAACTTGCGTTAGTAGAACTGCAGTATCCTTTAGTTGGTAGGCATCGTTCGAATTGGCATTTGGGGCATTTTTGAAGTCCTGATTCATCTGTTTCTACATCTTTCATATCTTCATCACAAGCTGGGCATGTAGTATTATACGGGATTGATTCTATGAGGTTAATAGGCATATATTTTTGAACAATGCTTATATAAGACCTAATAATTTTCAGTTTAATTGAAACTAATTGAGGATCGTTTGTAGCTGATACAGTTGATGATGATGATTGAGAGGATGGGGTGCCGATAACAATCGTTTTGATGCCTCCTCCTAGTTTTTCAAATAGTTCTAGCCATTTTTTAGATTCTTCTTTATATGATATAATATAATGATTATTGTTATATTTATCTATTTCATTTTTTAGATGATTGATTTGTTTATTGTAATATTTCTTTTGAAGAGGTGTCGATTGGGTATTATCTAATTTGGATTTAAAAATTATAATATCTTCATTATATTTTTTTATATTAATAATTTTTATATTTTCTAAGTAAGCACAAACATTTTTATCCAATGATAAGATATCATATTCATAATTGAAAAATCCACTTACCTGTTGTATACCATGATTATTTTCTGATGATAATATTAATCGTTTACTCATTTTATATTTATGTTTTTATATTACTTATACACTTTTTTCCAAACATGCTCTGGACTTCCAACTGGTGCAGATGCTAATTTAATAGGACTTTTTCGTTTTTCATTGAATGTAATAGGATTAACTACATTCTCAATAGGAGTTCTCAATAATACCATATTTTTAGAAGATTTGAAATAATAGCTATATTGAGAAGGATTCCATTTAATTGTATTAACAGTGTCGATAATTACTTTAGGATCAACAAATGGAATAATAGGATGTCCTCTACTACTGCCTTCATAGTCCATTAAAAATCCTTTGGGAAACATATATTTAATAGGACTAAATTCGTCATCGATAAATTGTAATAATAACTTTGGAAGAAGTTCTTTTGATTGAGGAGGGAGAACAGATAGAAGTTGATGAGGAATATCAAATTTAAGAGCATTCAATGAATTTAATTCTTCCTCTGCTTCATTATCTTCAATAGTATCTGCCATTTCGCTCAATTCCTTGAATAAAGGAGCATGATTATAAGGATAATACCAACCTTGTGTGACATTCATTGGACCTTCAGTATAATATCGTAATACCCATTCAACTCCAAGCAAATATTGATATAACATATCGTTGAATGAATCCTCTGTTAATCCGAATGGAGTCTTAGTATTTAATAAATGCTGAAAAACTTCTGTATCTGCATTAGGTGGAGGAGATAGGATAAGATTGTACCACTCAACTCTAAATTTATCCATTAATATCTTATTATCAGTTTTAGATTGAACTAAGCAAGTCTTCCAAAGAGATAGGGGATAATAATCTTTCTTATATGATAAACCAGTTATAAGTGATGCTTCAAAATCACCAAGTAATTTCAAAAATTCAGAGAAATTTTTAAAATCAACTCTATATTTATTATGCCCTACTCTTTTCACTAATGGTTTTCTGAGCGATTTATATACTTTCAATACTTCAAATAGGGAATAGCGTACATCCAACATAGGGATCATTCTCGGTAAAAAATCATTACCTATGAAACACATGATGATAGAAAAATCTTGTAATGCACTTGGCCTTCCTCCCATAAATTTATACTTCAAACAATTTTTTAGAGATTGTATATTAAGTGTTTCAGCATCGTCCTCTCTATATAAATATATATTTGAAATAGGAGCTAATGATGATAAAATAATAAGATCGGCATCTTTTCCATATAATACATGATATTTTTCAGGTTTTTGGAAATCTTTTCTTTCTCTATAAATATCCATTATTTTATGTTCACCTTCTCCGGGAACTAGATGACTACTATAGATAACCATAGGAGGCATAAAAGACGAATTATCTTTCAACCATTTAGTAATATGCATATCTAAGCGAGCCATGAATTCGGTTCCAGTAGTTAAACAATTGCTATCGAATTTTCTCAATGGATCTTTTGATTGAGCTGCTTGATATCTCCTCGATCGTTGTTGTTTAATTTTCGCTAATGGACATGTCCCATCAACAGCGATTATAAATACTTCAGATGGTCTTACTTCACTTACTAATGATAATAATTTATCGGTTACAATTGTAAAATATTCTTTTTCTAATATTTCTGGAGAAGTCGATGAAACGTATAATGACCTTTCAGGATTTGCTTGATCTGCGTAAGAATAACATTTTTGTGCGCAATTATGTAGAATACCTCCCATATCTATTGATAATGTATGTACATATTTTGGAAGTTCATATACTATAATATCATTACATTCATAATATTTTCCTATTTTTAATATAAAATGTCTGAAAAAATCTGGTATTCCCATTCTTTGATAGTATTATAATTCTTTTTATTTATATTTTATTCAATTTATTATTCAAAAATAAAGGATGTATTTAGAATTACAATTGGGTATTATTATATTATTACTAATAGTTATTATTACATTAATTGGTATAGCATTTACTAAATTATCATTAATAACAATCCCAACATCATCATCAACACAGCTGCCTATAACAGTCCACTCACAGGCTCCGTCCGAATTACATGAGGATATTAGTTCTAACATCGAATTAGTTGATAATGAAGGGGATATCAAACAGGTTATTACTAATAGTAGCGCTAATGTTAAAGAAGGTTATTATAAACCGAGAGGATGGTTGAGAGAGCAGCATGTTTGTCAAACATTAGAAAAAATTTATAATAAACCTTTTCCAACTACAAGACCTTCATTTTTATTAAATCCAGAAACTAATGAACGTATGGAATATGATTGTTATAATGAAGAATTGAAGATATCAGCTGAACATAATGGAGAACAACATTATATATATCCCAATTCATTTCATAAAACCGATAAAGAGTTCCAGAATCAATTACGAAGAGATAAATATAAGTATGATTTAAGTATCAAACATAATATTTATCAAATCACTGTTCCATATTGGGTCCCATATGATCTTATTCCATCTTGGGTAAGCTATTATTCACCTGAACGTGTTGTAGAACGAACTACTATTGAAAAATTAAAAACCGATCACCATATAATTCAGCCTAAGAGTCAATAAATTCTTAATAAAAAATTATATCTATAATAAAAGAATGGAAAAAAGCTGGATAATGCCTTCTTTATTAGCTCTTAAACAACAAGAGGAAGATAGTACAGATTCCGAACTAGATATAGAGATAATTCCAGATAGTATTGAGATAATCTCTATTTCATCTGAACCTATTGTATTTGATGAATCAGTTATAACCGATAACGCATTATTATCAACATCGACTGAATCAAGCGAATTATCGTTAAGTGATGTGTCCACATTATCATCAAGTGAATTGAGTGATGATGAATTAACAACTGATGATGAGGATAATGATGTGAACGAATTGAGTGATATAGTTAATGTCAGTCAGCCTACTGTAATGGATCAGTCTGAACCGGAACGTGTTAACATTACTACTGAACCAGTGATAGAATCATCATCAGATGAGAATAATGATAATGAATTATCGTCTTCAGAAGAGGAAGATGAAGAAAAAAAAAATAATGATATCAAAGCATTATTTCGAAGAAGATCACATTTTATAAATATTCGTGGAAAACGAAAATAATATTACCAAAAAATAAAAAATTTTTTTACTATGAATATAAAAAATAACTATGCATCATCACGCACAACTCGTGACTCTTCTTATTCTTGGTATCGTTCTATCAGCCTACCAATTTGCTTCAAATGAAACTATCGAAAGTAACAAAATCACGCTTGCGATGATTGCTACATCGCTTGGTCTTGCCTGTGTCATTGGAGTATTCTCAGAACGAATTCTTATCAAATTTGTAATCCTTACAGCTATCACAGCTTTACTACTTACAGGTATCGTCTTCCAGCTCCAAAATCTAACAGCGATCACAGACCTTACATCGCTACTCCAAGTCATTATTGGCGCTATCGCCATCGCAGCCGTGTTCATTTCATTCTCTCTTTGGCTTGTCAAAGGCTACATGCTTGTCACCGGAAAAACTATGAAGACTATGTCCTATTAAATAAATAATATATGTATGTGTAATTAATATTATTAACAATATTAATTAATTTTTAAATGTAAGTCTAATTGAATTTTTAATTAAATAAAAGTAAATATTTCACTATATTAATCAATAAATAATGGCGTCCAACAACGATCTTTTTAGCGCTTTGACCATTCTTTCGAAATATATTAATCTTCGTCAAAATAATGATGAGATTTTTATCAAATTAGTGAAAGACGGTCATGTGGAATTAGTTGAAGCCTTTATCAAATTAGGAGCAGATGTTCATGCTCACCGACTACGTCGGGTCTTGGCATAGCCATACCAGAATGATAGTGCACTTGGTTGGGCATCATGTAATGGTCATTTAGCCGTTGTTGAATGTCTTATTAAGAATGGAGCAGATATTCGTACCTATGATTCTGCATTATCTGATGCATCTTTGAATGGTCATTTAGATGTTGTTAAATATCTCATTGAACATGGAGCTGATGTTCATGTTGGTAAAGGTATAGCTCTTGGTCGTGCATCTCGTAATGGCCATTTAGCAGTTGTCAAATATTTGGAAAATTATATTGAAAATGAGAAAAAAGAACTCAAATCTAAAGAAATTGAAGCACTTCAAAAACAACTTATTGATATTCAAAATAAGCTCAATGATTTGATGAAAACACAATAATATTAATAATAATTATTTTTTATAATTATTAATCAATGTAATACATATATGAGTGTATTTAGACTCTAATTTATTCACAATATTAATTAATTTTTAAATGTTTCAATATTTAATTAAAAATGAGTGTATTTGGTATTGTAGCTATTTTATATATTATATTTATAGCGGGTAGTTATTTATTAGAGATGTACAAAGTTGTATCTTCAATAGGATTATCAACGTGGATAGTGATAGGTGCACTGCTATTGATAATGACAGGTTTAGCTCTATATTATTACTATTATCATTATAACGATGGTATAGAAACTGAGGAAGATGAGAATGACTTCATGAAAGAGAAAGATAGTGGTATATCTTCAGAAAATAATTGGAAAGATGTTAATGCTCCTAATAATAATACATCGGTATCACAACCTCCTGCTGCAGTATCATTAGATAATTTGACTCTATTAGAATTCCAAGATTTTAAAATAAAAAATACAGGCGATGAAGATGATATATCTCTAATGTCGTCGTCAACATCATTATCAGATGAGATAACTTATGAGGATTTTAAAAAAATGATAGATCAGCCTGCATTCATTAATGAATTTACATCTGCTATTAAGATTTGTTTAGATCTAAAAAAAACTAAGTATGCTAAATTGAAAGTACAAGCAGTTAAAGAATTAGCTACATTCGACAAATCATCAAATGGTGATGGATTTTTTGATGCGATTAATAATAAGTTAAGGAATGAACAGTTTAATTCTGTTAAAGAATATATAGATAGAATTGTAAAGATACAATCTAAAATATCTGAAAAAATTAATAAATGTTCTCCTGAAGATACATACAATCGATTGAAATCTGCTTTATATAAAAAAGAGGTTGGATTAGATAGTATAGTAGGAAGAGATGATATTAAAAATTTCATAGCTCTTAGATTGTATACATTTGCTAAAAATCCAAGGATATTTTTCAAAAGTTTCCAAAATATGGTACTTATGGCAGGTCCAGGATCGGGTAAAACACGAATAGCGACTGTAATCGCTCATGTATTCGCTCAATCTGGTATATTAGTTGATGATACGCCTATTATTACTACCAAAGCAGGAGTAATTAGCCCTTATGTAAACGAGACATCTCATAAAACTCATTCATTTATGCTTAGTACATTAGAAAATCTGGTATTCTTCGATGAAGCTTATGATTTCGTTCCTCCAAAATCTATAATGGGTGAAGGGATGCATAGAGACCATGGGCATGAAGCTATCACTCAAATAGTTAATGATATGGATAAAATGATTGGTCTACATATTATTATAGCTGGAGGATATGAGAAAGAGATGAAAGACAGGTTTTTGGGGGCTAATGAAGGAATGAGTCGTAGATTTCCTCATCAAGTAATTTTGCATCCTTATAGTGATAAAGAACTAACTTGTATTTTAATTGATACATTACTTAGTACAAATCCTGAACTTGTATGGACAACTGAAATGTCTAACTATATCTTTACAATGATGCATCATATATATAAAAATAATACCAATCTATTATCTAATCAAGCTGGGGATTGTATCAATCTGAGCAGTGAAATTTCCCATTCTATATATGGAAGTAAAATAGCATGGCCTGAGAAATGGCAGCAGACATTATTGAACGGTTTCAACAAATATCTAAATATTAAAGGTACAAAACTTATTAAACAATTTAATCTAGTGTAATTATAATATTATTATTATTTAATAATATTAATCCATTCTGGTATCATATGTTAATATTATTATAATTAATAATATTAAATTCAATTTTTCAACAAAATATATTGAATACAGATTCAGATTTTTCTTTATATAATTTTCGTTCCATATTATTTTTATTTATTAAAATATTTTGATGAACTAGATCGATCATATTAGAATATTCGATTTCAAGAGATTTCATAGTTACTTTGTTTTCTTCTATATGTTTTTTACTTTTTTCTGTATCGTATATCAATTGTTTAATTCTCCGTTCACTTTCTTCTGAATTATATTTCATCTTCCTATGAGCTCGTTTAAGGTCTTCTTCGATTTTTTTTATATGTGAATTTTGAGCATCAATTAAAGGCTTAAATTCATCGTTAGTCTTTTTAACTTCTTGACATATCATAGCTTGAACATTAGCATAAGGAACCATTCGTTCTTCTCGAAGTAAATAATTACTGGCATTCAACCTATACCATGTTTTATTATCACATTTATACTTTTCATTAGGTGTAGGTATAGCACTTATAATAAT